TAGATCAAACAAAGTTTCCCATCATGTTTGAGGATGCTTGGAAGGCAAGGAAGGAAGCAATACGAGTATTGCAATTGGCAGAATTGGAGAATGACAATGAAACATTATAAACATATACCCTCAACTAAATTTTTACCCTCAACAGAAGCTATTCAATGGGCAAGTGGACACTTTCTTGTCAGTGAGTTTCCTGATAACTTTGATGAGCTATCAGAGGAAGAGGTAAACAGGTTCATAGATGATTACATATGTGAAGACTACGAACTACACGAACCTGAGACTGTATGGCTTATGATAGAACATCTAGCCTACGACACAGTAAATAACTTAGACAGAATTACNAAGGAGAAATAGACATGAAAGCATTGCTTATAGACCCGTTCATGGAAACGGTACAGGAAATTGATTACTCTGGTGACTGGAAAGACATCCGAACATTACTAAAGTGTGACATATTTACAACAGTATACTTCGACGACATGTCTACAGATAGTGTGTTTGTAGATGACGAGGGGCTATATGTAGATGAACCAACGGTTCTTTAAGTTGGGTGGCTATCCCCAACCATTAGCAGGGTATGGCCTAGTTTTAGGTTGTAATGAAGAAGGAGATAGTGTAGACTGTATGTCTACCTTAGAGGACGTAGCTAAACAAGTTGAGTGGTGTCCGATAGGTACACATGTTGCTCGTAAGTTTGAAGTAATCTTTCACGAAGAACCTGACGATGTCTTGACAGTCAATATGATTGAGGAGACATGATGCACATGGAAAGCATACCAGTAACAATTTCCCTAGTAGAGTTATTAATTCTACTAGGGGTGTGGCTCAACACAGTAATCAATGTCTATAAATTTATAAAGGAATAGAACATGAGGTTCGAATTAGTATTCGTAATCGAAACAGATAAAGAAGATCCACAGGAAATAGTGAACATGCCTTGGTATCCATTCATAGGTGAGGATGCAATGCCAGAGGAGTGGCTAGAGTACATACTTGTACGGCCTCTGATTGGAGAAGAGGCACAGCTAGACTTCCTATACGAAGACGGCATCAATGTAATCTATGAAGATCGTGAGGAAGAACTGGCAGCACTAAAGCTGCAGGAAAGCAGATCAAATAAACCAGACTGGCTGAAGCTAGTAGTAAACAACAGGGATAAAAAAGCAGATGAGTAAGAACCATAGCCCACACATGATTAAGAAATGGCATGAAGATAACGTAGTAAGTGATTGGAATTACACAGAGAAACGAAAGGGTTACTTTGCTGTGACAGGTAAGACAAAGAACAAGCAGTGGGAACGTAACAAGATTGGTAAAGAGTATGAGCACGAACGTATCTGGAACGATTAGAAGTGAGTAGCAATTATGATTACAGAAACATTAGTTTGTATGGCACTGAACATCTACCACGAGGCCAGATCAGAGAGCAGGATAGCACAGCTAGCCGTAGGTCAGGTGGTAATGAACAGGGTATACTCAAACAAGTACCCGAATGATGTGTGTGATGTAATATATCAGGCACAGCTTGACACACGAGGCAACCCACGAAAGTATAGCTGTGCATTCAGTTGGTATTGTGACTACAAATCAGACACACCAAGAGACTTGAAAGCCTATGAGGAAGCTATGAACAATGCCACAATCGTAATGAATGGGTGGACAGGTTCGTATCTTGAGGGAGCTACACACTACCATGCTACCTATGTGCTGCCGAGATGGGCAGAGCACATGACCAAGGTAACACAGATAGATGAGCACATATTTTACAGGGATGACAGCCATGTTAAATGATATGTATGTACCCATTACTGTGTGCCTTGAAAGTCCTACACCACCACCCACGATGGACGAGCTGAAAGCATTTATAAGAAACGACCCAATATAATTGAGTTGAACCATGACCAACAGCTAGTCATAAGTAAGAAGCAGGTGAAGATAGGTTACAACGAGAACACAGAAATATCCAAGGTCATCTCAGACCTAGCCGACACAGTTGCATTGCAGAAGATGGACAGGCATTGGTTAAACAAGTACTACGGCAATGCCATTGTGTTGTGTGGTACAGCAAGGATAGAAGAAGATGAAAGTAATTAAGTATAGCACGTGGTCAGGAGAGCTAGGTTCGATGGACTTACCTGTCACACTTGAGTCAATCACACGATGGCAGGACGGTGAAGATGTCACGACTGCATTAAAAGACTTGACATACACACAGAAAGAGTTTATCTTTTCTGGTGCTACCGAAGAGGAGCAGTCAGAGATTGCTCACATGGAGTTCATAGTTAGTGAACACGTATTACATTAGGAGTTACATATGAGATACACCAGCCACGACCTAATACCAAGACACATACGTGAGTATGTAGAGCTTGCTGCCAAGGATAGACTAGAGAACCTAGACATCGAAGACATCAACAATTTTATAGAGGATCAATACATTGACAGATACAATGAACTTATGGGATAAAGAAGAAAGAATATCTTTAGAGAACTGTACCGTACCTACCTAGACGAGGGGTACAATCAGAAAGAAGCCAAACGTATGGCTAAGGAAGAGGCCGAAGAGATGGTGAGTGACCAGCTAAACTTTTCCTTTAGTGTACTAGATCAGGAGTATCGAGATGAAGACTAGAAAAGAACTTAGACGAAGGCTCAGAAAGAAAGCTATCAAGCTACAGAACAGCAGCCCACGTAAGCTAACAATGGACGAAGCAATGAGGAGTGTACGAGATGTTCAAGATAATGTATCAGAGTAGCATTCAAAAGTTTGCTAAACATGTTGAAGACCTACCGACTAGATCGTCAGTGGATGAGTTCCTAGAACTACGTGAGGGGCTAGCCAAAGCTATGGGGTTGTACCCGAAGCTAACTCTAGGTAGGCTTGAGATATACGACAAAGATAAATTACAGGGTACTTACTTTTATCACCACGTAGATAATTGGGGTACAAAAAGATAACGAGGAATAGATGTCAGAAACAAAACCAANAGTAGTAAGCAGAGGGGCTTGCCCCAAGTGTGCATCATCAGATGCAAATGTAGTGTATGAGGACGGTGGTGAATACTGTTTCTCATGTGAGAGTTACAACGGTGTAACAGGAAAGAACGAAGAGAGAAGGGTACATACCATGTCATCAACAACAGCAAGCCAACATCAAGCTATGCTCAGTCGGGGTGGTACATATGCCATCGAAGACAGGTCAATCAGCCTTGAGACTGCACGTCACTATGGTGTGACACAGGAAGGAGGAAAGCACTTCTATCCTTACCACGACATCAACGGTAGCCACACTGCCAACAAGGTCAGGCACGTAGCCAACAAGAGCTTTCATGCCGAAGGTACTATGCAGAAGTGTACACTCTTTGGTCAGCATCTGTTTGGTCAGGGTGGTAAGTACATCACCGTATGTGAGGGTGAGCTTGATGCCCTGTCTGCATTCGAAATGATGGGTAGCAAGTGGCCTGTAGTATCTGTACGTAACGGTGCACAGTCAGCAGTGAAGGACTGTAAGGAACAGTTTGAATACCTAAACAAGTTCGAGAACATTGTGCTTTGCTTCGACAACGACGAGGCAGGTAAGGCAGCAGCTCAACGTGTTGCCCAAGTGTTCGAGCCTAACAAGTGTAAGATTATGTCACTCACATACAAGGATGCCAACGAGTATCTGAAGAACAACAAACGTGAAGCATTCACCAAAGCATTCTGGGAGTCACGACCCTACACACCAGCAGGTATTGTAAACCTTGCCAACTTCAGTGGCCTGTATGACACAGACAATCGTCAGACTGTACCGTATCCATATGAAGGACTGAATGACATGCTGTATGGCATGAGGACAGGTGAGCTTATTACATTCACAGCAGGTACAGGTGCAGGTAAGTCCAGCATCATACGTGAGCTTGAACACCACCTACTCAAGAACACAGACCACAACATCGGCATTGTATCTCTTGAAGAAAACTGTCCTCAAACTATCTTCCACCTGATGTCGGTCGAGGCCAACAAGAGAGTGTACATCGACGAGGTACGTGCAACTATCCCACAGGAAGAGCTTGACCAGTACGAGAAGTTAACCGTAGGCACAGGCCGTGTGTTTGCCTTCGATCACTTTGGTTCCATTGGTACAGATGAAATCATGTCCCGTGTTCGATACATGGTGAAGGCACTTGATTGTAAGTTCATTATCATTGACCACCTGTCCATCTTGGTGTCAGGCTTAGAGGGTGAGGACGAACGTCGTAACATCGACAAGATTATGACAATGCTACGTAGCCTAGTCGAGGAGACACAGTGTTGTATGCTGCTTGTATCTCACCTACGTAGAGCAAGTGGTGACAAGGGACAGGAGCAGGGAGCACAGATTAGTCTGTCACAGCTACGTGGTTCACACAGCATTGCACAGCTCAGTGATGCAGTGATTGCACTTGAACGTGACCAACAGGCTAAAGATCCCATCGAAGCTAACACAACGTCAGTTCGTGTACTAAAGAATAGGTATGCAGGTGAGACAGGTATAGGTGCTTTCCTGTTGTACGACAAGGACACAGGTCGAATGAAAGAGATCAACGACCCAACACAGAGAGACGACTTTGATGTAGTAGATAAAGGAGATTACTTATGATTAAAACAACAAAGAGACCATTCGACAGAGCTTTGTACAACGCATCTGACCAGCCAGCAAGGAACGTGATTGTTTCCTACCTAACGAATAACGGTCACAAAATACTTGATACAAAAGAGGATTATAATGTTGACATCAAGAGCATTAAAGGAGATAATAAGTACTTCTCTGAGGTTGAAATCAAGTGGGGATGGAAGGGTGACTGGAATCCTAGCTGGACAGAGATACGAATACCATATCGTAAACAGAGACTGATAGACAAGAAGGAGAAGGCAGACGAAAGCAATTCATTCCTTAACTTCTATGTCATACGTAGTGACCTAGAGTATGCTTGGAGAATCAAAGACACTCTTATGATTGAGTCCGAGGTACGTGAGGCAAGTGGACGATACATCACAAAGGGTGAGCAGTTCTTTCACATTCCATACGAGAAAGCAGAGTTGATACAA